ATGAAGCCAGTTCCAATACGTTTGACACGCATCATTGAGCCATCAAACTCTAAATCGCCATTCCTGTCAAAGTACAGGTCTGTAAAGAATCTTTTGTCAGTAGCTCTACGTGGGTACGTACCTGCAGTGATATCTCTACCACTGCTTTGAGCCATTAGACGGAGGATGTCGCCGGGGGTTACCACGACATCGGAATCAATAAACAACAGTTCAGTGCAATCTGTTTTCAAGAACTCTGCTACTAGCGAGTTACGAGCCATCGTGATGATGGAACAGTTCGAGATATCAGACAACGTGACAGCAATGCCAAGTCGCATAGCTTCTGGCATTAACTGCGCAATAGCATATGCGGTCTTGACGTTTAGGCGTCCGTCATGGCAGGGTATGCCGATAAACAGCTTACGCCCTGTCAGAACTGCTTGTTTAGACTCAGCCATAGTAGATATTACAAGCTACTACGTTAGACATATACGCATAGATTCCGTTTACAGCTAGTACGCCGTCTTCTGGAATAAACGGAGCATTGTTAAAACTATCACTAGCCGCCACATCATAAGTCATCAACCAACGGCTTGAATACACCATTGTTGGGGAAGCAGTAATAGTTCCAGAGTTAATGTCTGTAACTGTAAACGTGCTTGAGTTAGTGACTGTTACTACGTAATTTCCGTTAGTGGCTGTACCACCCGTTCCTGCGGCAAAGTCAATACCAATAACATCGCCAGTTGCAAGTCCATGCGCCGATTGAGTAACTGTTACGGTTGCTCCAGAACGACCATAGGTAGCGGTAGTCACAGGTGCCGTAGTAGTATCAAATAGCGCAACAAACCCAGCAGTAGCCGAACCAGTAAAAGAAATACCTCTTACACGATTACGCCCAAGAACCATAAAACCACTACCATTTAGGTGTGCTTGTTTTACATTAGTCTGATTCATAATTAATCTCCTTGTTCAAAAATAGGGGCCGAAGCCCCTGAGATTAATTACTGTTGTGAGGATGATGGTGATTGTGCGCCAGTAGAGTCTGCCACTGCATACACAATCGTGTACTGCACAGTACCAACAGTCACGTTAGCAACTGTGGGACGAACAGTAGCAATAATTGTTACGTCTGTAGCTCCAACGCCAGCACCGTTAGGAGAGGCGGTAGAAGCGGCACCAGCCCAGTTACCTAATTTGGCGGCGGCACCAGTATTAGCCAAACGGCCTTGTGTGGTAATGTCTGTTGAAGCCCAGTACAAAGCTGTAGAGCCTGTAATACCAAGACTCATGTTCGCGGCTGTAGAACCTGTAAAGGCTACTAACGTATCAATGAAGATACTAACAATTTGCGAACCTGCGGGGATGGTGAATAAAGTAGTTGTAGTGTCAGCGGTGTAAATAGCGCCATCGTAGACCACTTTCTCAGTTTGAGAAACAAGGGTAGTCCCCGTGTTTTGGATGGTGCCGGCAGTAGTGCCAGTAGTGTTTTTAACAGTGCCCAATAACCAAGGGCCTAAGTGAGTTGCGAATCCCATGAGGATCTCCTATACATGCGTTGTGGCGTATCAATCTGCATGAAGTCAGCCGAGCCTGTTTGATACACCGATGGATCTCGGTTGGTGCAATATACACCAAAAGAAAAGGGAGCACAAGGCTCCCTTCTCAGTTTTTCCTATTAGGAGCCGGGCGAACCGAACATACCTAAAGGATCAGACCAGCCGAAACTGTAACGCTCGCGGGACTTGTAACGGACGTTACCGGTGTCGAAGTCGCCGTCCATGCCGTTACTCAAAGGAGTACGCACGAAGTGCTTCATACCGTTAGGCACGTCAGTAGTCAAGTACCAGCCGTTAGTGTCAGTCAAGAAGTGGTTCTGGGTATATCCTTCTGGGATAGAACCATTGTTCTTCAAGGCGTTGATATCGTTATCGGTTGTGCCGACACGCAAGCTAGTCTCTAAGAGACGAGTTGCAACGAACTGCAATGCTGGAGGAACAATCAGCTTCTTAGGCTTAGCTGCGATCAACAGACCACGCTCATCAGTCCAAGCTGCGATCTGAATAACTGCGTTTTCCAACGAAGTCTCATTCAAGTCAGCATTGGTAGATGGACGGTTGCTGTTAGTGCCACCAGAGATCAGGGGGTGAGCAGTGCTGAACAAAACAACGCCGTCGCCACCGTTATAACCGGAGGTAAAACCATTGTTGATAACAGCAGCAGCTTTAACCTGCTTGGTGTATGCCATAGCACGAGCCAAACCTTTGGTATAGCGAGCAGACAAAGAATCGTAGAGGTTGTCTTCGATTGCTTCTTCAGTCAAGCTAAAGCCCAAGGCGATAGTTTCGTGGTTGTAGCGAGCAGTCCATGCTTCTTGTGCATTGTCATAAGCGATGGCAGAACCCTCGTTTTTGACAGGAGCAGCAGAGAAACCAGACAGTTTGGTCTCTTCTTCAAAGCTACGCTCTGAAGTCTCTGTTTCATAAATCTCTTTATGCTCTTCGCCGTAGCGTGCATACTCAAGACCAAACAAAGCGTTAAGACCGGGAAGGAGTTCCTTCAGTAGTTGTGCGCGTGAAATTGCCATGATTAATTACTCCTTAGATACCGGTAGTACTGTTGTACTGTGCGGTGTTAAATTTAACAAGGAACTCGTAATAAGTCGAGGCAGCTACGGTGGCGGGACCAGTCGCAGTATCTGGCACAACATCAACTACGCGAACAGGCAACGTATTAGTAGTGTTGGCGGAAGAACCGTCAATACCATAGAACGAGTCACCGGTAGTAGTAGAACCAGCGTTAAGAACGATAGCTACGTTAGCGCCAACAATCGCACGGCTATAAGCTGTGGGAACGGTAGAGGAAGCAACAGTAGCAACAACCTTGAACACGGCGCTTGGATCATCCACAACATAAGCAAAAGCCAATGCTGTAGAAGTTGAGGTAGCAGCTGGGTAGTATTGACCTTGAACAGTTTGACCATTCGAGTTCACATACTGGCAACCAACTAACACACCAACGATGTTTCCTGAACTAGTAACAGTAGAAGCTACGATGTAGCCGTTTGTGTCCACTTGAACAGTATCGCCGTTGAGGATTGCGGTAGCGTAAGCAGCCGCGATGGGGATTTGACGGATCGCTCCGGCGTATGGTAGACCATCTAATCGGTTTAGAGGTTTAAAGCCATACGTCTTGTCGACGGTGGGATAAGCCATTTAAGACTCCTATAAAGTTTTAAGTACCTTTACCAAAGCTAGTCGAAGATTTACTCTCTTTAAAGATAGGCATCCTCGCGTCGCTTTGACGCATCAAGCTGTTATCAACGGCTTCTGTCTGTGACTGAGTCAACTTAGCGAAGTGAGCATCACGTTGCTGCATAAACTCTTGTGGACATTTGCACAATAACAACCCGCCAATCTCAATCTGACCACTAAAGCGGCTATTGGGATCGACTAGCAGTCTAAACTTCGGTTGCTCCTCTGAAGTAACGGGTTCCCAACCTTCACGGTATTTACCCGTAATGTTACGTTGGTCGTAATCGTTCAAAGTAGAAACACGAATCCATCTGTACGCATAGCCCGGTTCCTTGTCAGGTTCCGGCAGTAGATCTGCTTGTTGCCACTGCTTAGGGCGCTCCTGCACTGCTCTACTAGTCATCTCGCGTTGTAATCTGTTTTCTGTAGCCATTTAAGCCTCCAATTTTGTCGCTTCACGAGCATATTGCTCGTTGGTTAGCCCGAGTTTTTTAGCCAAGGCAGCTTGCGTTTTTGATAGCACTACTTGTTTGGAAGAAGTACTACGCTTCGCAGATGCGACCACCGTGCTTGGTTTTGTACGTTGAGGTTTTTCCTCATCGTTTTTAGATGCTGACGCAAATTCTTCTGGGAATCTACGCACAACTTCTTTGTCGATACTTTTGAAATATTCATCAGTACCAATGTATGCTTTACCGTACCTTACCGCTAACTCTTCATGGACACCTTCAGCTAGCTTACGCATCGCTAATTTATTAGGATCAACAAACCAAGGGTTTCTGGACACCCAGCTTGCGACCTTTGGGTCCATTTGCTGCGTTTGCGGCGGTTGTGAGGTAGTTTGTACCTCATTTTCTTGGATTTGTACAGCAGGTTTGTAATTTTTTGCTTTATCAAGCTTCATTTCAGCCCGCATAAGCTCTTTTTGAGCTTCTAAAAGCTTATCAGAGTCCCCAGAGTCATATGCTTCTTTATAGTTGCGTTCTGCTTTATCTATTTCTAGCTCAGCGGATGTCTGGTAATTAGAAATTAATTCTTTTTCACCACTATGCAACATGGATTTAAGTCTTCGGTTCTCATCTAAGATCCGTTGAGTAGCTTCTAAAGCCTCTTGTTGTTCACGTAATACAGCCTCTTTTGCTCTACGTTCGTCGTGCCAAGCCTTCTTGTACTGAGTAAACTTAGTCTTTACGTTTTTAGAATATTCTTGAGACTCATCAGCTGTTTCAAGTTCCTGTGTAATCTCTTCGGGAAGAGGTTCAGCAAACCTGTCTTCTTGAGGGGTGTCGTCAACAATTTTAATTTCTATGTCTTCATCACCTTCTACCGTAATTTCCAGTTTTTCTTCGGATTTATCCTCATCTGGAAACTTAAAATCATCATCAAATTTAGGCATGTGCGTTCCTTATTTACGTTTAATACCGCGTGGATCTTCTACAACACCTTCGACGTTGTCGTCGTAAATGATGCGGAATTCGCGGTCGTGGATCAGTAGGCGTGTACCAGCATTTGGGCGAACCAAAATGAAGTCACCTTTTTTGCACCAAGCTCCGTTAGGAAACTTAGTTTTATCTATGTAGCAGTCTGGTCCCATATCCACAACAAATAAAACTGTTGTTAACAGTTCTTCAATGCGTCTAGTTTCATCAGACTTCACCAAACCGATTTCGCTACTTTCAAACTCTTCTTCTGCCTCTGGAATAGCGCACAGAATGCGATACCCAGCGGGTTTAGGGAGTTGCTTGGCTTTCTCTTCTGCGTTCTTGTTCAGTACCTGCGTCAGGTCCACTGCTTTTAAAAGATCAATATTAGTCGTCATGGGACTCCATGTTTTTTGTCAGGTCTGAGAGAAATCTCCGAGCAGTGAGTAGACCTGTAATAACCCCACACATATAGCGATACTCTTCGAAGGTCTTAGCGCTACTGGCACCGAGATCTTCTTCAAGTCGTTTTATGTCCTCGTCAATCTGTGTAGCGACGCGTTCCGCTACTTTAAGTACTTCGTACATTAGTCACCTTTCTTTGTAGGCTTCTGGGCCTGTGCCTGTGCTTGCCGAGCTTCTCCATGTATTTTGGCGGCAAGTTTTGCTCCTTCAGTTTCTTGTTGTGCTTCAATACGATCGCGTTCAACTTGTAGTTGAGCTGCTTTGAGAGCCGCATCAGCTTGGTCTTTAGCAGTCTTACGCTGCAAGTCTTGTCCTTTGATTTGAAGCTCTTGTTGTTGCAACTGGATGAGCGGATCTTGAGATTGTTGTTGAGCTTTTTGCTGTTGAGCTTCTTGTTGATGTTGTTGTAATAACTGTTGAGAAGCTTGCGCCGCCATTTGAGATATGCGAACTTCCATATCAGGAGCCATTTCAACTTCATCTTGTTCCTCGTTATACGGAGGAAGAGTTTGACCCATTGCTTGCTCAACTTGTTTGCGATACTCCATACCTAGATGCTCATGTATATGAGCCATCATTGTTGCTTGTAGTGTCTGAGCCATTTGTGGATTCATACCAACAATTGCTTGCACTTTTGGATCTTGCATAGCAGACATGTGTACTGCGATATGAGCTTGATGATCCTGATACAGAAACGCTTTAGCGGGTTTGCTACGTAAAATGTTCATGTTCTCTGTGACTGGGTCACGAGGTTTCATATCTTCTGCTATTGGTACAAGTTTTTGATAATTCTTAATACCAATCACTTCCAACATCTGACGATGTAATTGGGGAAGGTCATACAACTGTGGTGCGGTACTCGCTAGCTGTAGAGCTGCCTGATACTGAACAACCTTCTGAGCCATAGTAGCTGCATTGGGGTCAGATACAGGGATCACGTTAACTGCTGCGTAGTCAGACTTCTTAGCTGTACGTGAACCTTCTATTGGCTCGTAGTCATAGTCTTCTGGAGCGTTGTCTGCAATGATTTCTTTTAACAACGCAAACTCTTGACGCATCGCGTAATGCACGCGCGCCTGAATAGCGCTCATTGATTTCAATGTACGCTCAAGGATAGCCAGAGTAGTACCAACTGGAGAGTTAGCAGACATGTCTGACGCTTGCAAGTCAGCAGTGCCAGCGAAACGACGACCATCATCTATGATTTGATTTAATAACGCCAACAGAACCTGTGATGGTTCCTTGTATGGCAAGGTCATGATGTTGTCTTTGATAGTTCCACTTGGGACATCCATGTCCCTGAACTCTCCCGGTGCTATTGGTGTATCGTCACCTTTAGATCTAAGCCCGCGAGTTTTAAAGCCGCCCGGCAGATTAGAAAGGGTACCAGCATCAACAAGCTGGCGAAGAATAGAAGTGCCAGACTTGGCAAAAGCACCAATAAGATGAATGAGACCGAAAGCATAAAATCCAAAACCCGGTATGTAGGGGTAATGAACGAAGTGCGCACGTTTCTGGTATGTCTCATCATCGGGTTTCCAGTTTCTACGAATAGCTAAGATTTCTCCAGATGACTTCTCGATCGTCACTACATAAGGTAGTGCAATGCCTGTCTGCTCACCTTTTTCTGTCTCATGCTCAAAGCCTTCAAGATCAAGCTCTACATGCATTTCCAACAGTTTGAAGCGATCATCTTGAGTAGCTCTAAAACCTAACTTCTCAGCAATCTTCTTCTCTACTTCATCCATTGTTCCTGTGGGGTCACCAAGATCAACTTCACGGTAGAAACCGTCATACTGCAACTTCCTAACTTCATTAGGAGTCTTGCGCATCACATGAGTAACACGCTCCGCTGCTTCTAAACTAGATGCACCATATGGCACAACTACATCTTCCGCAGGACAGAACATCGAGACTTGCCGTTGCAAGCTAGAGTCTTCATAGACTTTCTTAAACGCGTTACCTGAAAGACCCAAACCCCATAACATGCGCTCATGCTCGGGACGGTACTCTTTCATAACTTCAGTCAACTGATAGTTCATGTCATTCTGAACTCGTTCAGCCGACGCTTTTGTCTCAAGCGTTTCTTTACCAATTACCTGTGTCTTGACCGGGCCTGCGGCTGGGAAGGTTGACATCATCGTCTCAGCTTGGAACTTCACAAGCGACTCTGCAAGTATGGGGTGATAGACACCACACGCACCGGGCCAAGGCTCCATGCGTTCTTCTATCTTCATACCCAACAACTCAAGACCATCGACGTAAGTCTGTATCCAGTCCTTGCGACTAGCAATGTCGGTCTCAAAGTCTCCTACCAAGTCCCCCGCCAATTTCACAAGAATCGACTCGTCCATCTCTTCTGCGAGGTTGCGACCAAAGTCATCTTCCTCATCAGACTTCTCCATATCAATCTCAAAACCCGGCCCTTTGATATTCACAGCCTCCGGATCCTCAATCAAAATCTCTATTGGTTCTTCTTCTGCAGCGATCTGGTCGATACCTTGAGGAGCCTGATATAAAGCCTTGTCTATTGCCATGGTGTATCCTTAGTAGTAAGCCGCTTTTTTGCGGTACATATTTAGCATGTTAGGTTCGTCTGGTTCATCAGTGTCTAGTCGGATAAACCCACCCTGCCTGAATCTTAACAGTGCAAGCGTTGTGGAGTCCACTAAGTCGTCATTAGCGCCAGAGGGAAAGTCGTTGCATTCTTCTATTACTTCCTTCGCCCAACGCCTATCCGGAGCGTACACAACTCCCCCTTGGAATAGTGCCGATACAGCGTTCACACGCGCTATCTTGTCTTGACCTTTTCCGGGAGTGAACTCACCCACAGGTATGCCCATCCTGCGGAACTCTTGATATAGCACAGATCCGTTGGACTTTTTCTCAACCATGAACGCATCTGGTTGCCATTCTTTGTACTGCTCTATGACCATAGCCTTCAGATCAGGGTATTCCATACGTTTCTTGACAGCATTTAACAAAATGATGGCGTAATTATTAGTGTCTTCGTTAAAAAACACTCCCCAAGTAGTCAAAGCGTTATAGTCAGCTCTATTATTAGCTTCTTGTGCTGCATCAAGCGACATAATGGTGAATTCGCATTGAGGGGGGTCTTCTTTTTCCCAAATTTTCCACCATTCCCTCTTTATTAGAGCGCCTTCTTCTGATACAGGGTTTTGCATGTATTGGGCATTCCAATACCGCACATCTAATCCAGCTTTTTTAGCTAATAGTTCCTCTACAGGCCAAAACTCAGGCCAGAGAGCCTCTCCGTCGTCCTTAATTGCTGGAAACTCAACCACTTCCCACGGATCTACGTCGTCATTTCGATCCATTTGAGTCACAATTTGACCCGTTAAGTCCAATTTAGACCAACGAGTCATCACTACAATAATCGCGCCTCCCGGCATAAGACGCTGTAGAGGACCAGACTGAAACCACTCCCAAGCAGGAAGAAAGACATCAGGGCGACCAGTTTTTGCGTCTTGCTCTGAATGCGGATCATCGATGATAAAGAGATCAGCCCCCCTACCAGCAAGAGCGCCGCCAACACCGATTGCAAAGTACTCACCATTAAAGTTAGTCCCCCACCGTGATGCCGACTTCGAGTCAGCCTGCAGTTCTATTTGCGGAAAAATGTCTCTATACGCCTCTGAACCCACAAGGTTACGTACTCTACGACCAAAATTAACAGCCAGATCCGCTGTGTGGGAAGCCATGATGATCTTTTTCTGAGGGTATTTACCTAGAAACCATGCAGGTGCTAGATAAGATATGAGTTCAGACTTACCGTGGCGTGGAGCAATGTTAACTATTACTCGCTTCTTCTTTCCAGCGGCAATGTCCTCAAAAATTTGCGCCAGTTTAAGATGGTGTGGGCCAACTTTGTAACCTGCGTATACATGTTTAACGAAATCAAGAAAGCTCTCCTTACCCAAATTCTGGGTTATTTTGGCATCATAAGTTTTAAGAAGCTCAAGAACACGCCTTTTCTGCTTGTCAGGCATTGTCGGGAGAGCTTCCCGCAACTGAAACAGTTGTTCAGGCGTCAGGCTGCTCATTTTTTACTATTTCTCGAGCTTCAACGTCAATTACTTTGGTTTCTAAATTACCAAGAGTCTCAAGAAGCTCAGCTTCTACCTCTTGGATAGAGAGAATCTTATGTGTTACCTCAGTGCGCTTCTTAAATGCGTCCACACCGTCAACTTCTCCTAGTTTTCCTAGGGCAGCAACGCGAACTTTTGGATCTTTGGCAGCTTCTATCTCTGCAACAAGCTTATTTACCACATACATCTTCAGATCGGACAGCTCCTCTACGATGGAGACGTTCATCTGAGCCACCATACCAGCCAACATAGCTAGTGTTTCATTAGGATACTTAGAGTAATCTGGGCGGTACTGGGGATTGTTAATCATTTCTCGCGCTAGAGCCTTGGCTTCATCCGCATTTGCTTGGGTGGGAGAGAGTTCTTGGCCTGTCAGGTCGGACATGAGCTTAATGACGTTAGCTCGCATCTGCAGTTCTTGCTCTGCAGATAGATCCGGGAATGCATCCTTGGCATTCTCTGGTATAGGAATGTTCTCCTCAATAAGCGGTACTAATGTCGTCATGTCGGGTGTGTCTCCGTTGCGCCGAATATACCACTTTTTGGAAATTTTTTGTAAAAATTTTTTTGACTTTAGCAAATAAAAAGAGACGGGGGGTACTTCAGATTGGCAATAAGTGCAGAGTTAGGGAATTAACAAATCTTCCGCAACCCGCATGGATATTGATGTGGAGCTTCGGCGTGGCGCTGGCAGTTCGTGAGTAAACTAGACTTATAGGGTTTCAAAACTTTTTAAAAAATATGTAATCGTTTGTGCAACCTTTGGGGTATGGGGTATGCGGGGGGACCCATTGAGCCGTTCGGGGGGTGGGGTGCGCCCAATCCCCCACCAAACTTTACTTATACCCCATCCCACGATATACTAATTACACATACAAAGCAGATCGGCTTCGTATGTTTGTTTAACTCTTAGGGAGATTGATATGGAAGTACGTCTTGTACGTGGGTTCATCCAAGCAATGACTTGGATGCTGTTTGGTATGCTGTTGATGGCTCACCTCTACTGCTATGACCTTGGTATCACATCAGGTCCGATGTATGTAGGTTGGGACACAACTGCAATAGTAGGGGTTTGCCTGCTAATGTTCCAAGTGTTGCTCTGCTTTGACCCGTCATTCAAAGATGACAACAGGTCAACGTAACATCTGGCGTGCCCATGTGTGGCACGCGACGAGAGAGGCGTTGTATCAGCGACGCCCTTTCTCTGAACTACCTAGTCGTTACGAGTTCTTTCGTAAGGCTAAGGAACAAGTGCAACGTGCTACGTTCTGCGCCAAGGTAGATGGCGAGGACTACAGCAGAGTGCGCTGAACTAAGGGAGACTTCGGTCTCCCTTTTCTTTTGCCTATTGTTTGCGCAACACTATGTATGCTCGTGCGAGTGATACCAGTTCTTTTCGTCGGGCGCACAAAGCGCGCGCGTGGTTTTCACTAAATTTTATTTTTAAGGGGATTTTTTTGGATTTCCCAGTTCGCGGTCACGCTGGTCTGGCGAGAATTAAGAGCGCCTGTGGTGACCTGTATTCGTTGGGATTTATGGATATGCTAGTGCGCGCTCGTGCGCGGACACAAAAAAAGCCCCACAGGGCGAACCATGTGGGGCGGGTGACTATGGAATTAAGCGTTCCATTTCACCATAAAGGCTACTTTTGCCTCGTTGAATTTCTTACTATTTGCGGTGCTATCACCGCGAGCCCCCGCGCTCTTAACGCGATCAGGTGCTGTAACTTTGAACCATTCCTCTACGAATTCTGAGAAATTCTTATTGGCGGTTCTACTTCTTTCCTTACCCTCATTGAGAATCATATTAGCGCGTCTTTTCAGATCTGCTAAACGATTACTACAATAAGTAGCACACTTCTCACGAACCAGTTTGACTAGTGCATGTAGAGCGGGGCGGTTTTGAGCTAATTTGCCAAATTCCTGTGAAGTGTAGGAATAAGCATACGCGACACCTATTTCTATTTTCTCCACATTTTGCGCCATCATGTGCTCCTCTGTGGCGCGCACATAATGCCCATCGATAACCGCGTAAGTCTTTTTAGGGTTTAGTTGATCAAACCGCATGCGGTAACCCTCATACAGTTCGTCTTTTGCCTCCACAGGGATTTCTTTTGGGAAATCCTTAATGTGTTGGATAGCGTATTTGGCGAATGATTCAAGAGTTGAATCCGCCCCCGCCTGTTGGAACGCGCCATCTTTTAGTGAGGCGAATGAAGCGTCACGGATTGCATCCGCTACAGGTGTGTTACTAGTTTGAGCCATAGTAGGCTTTTTAGGCTTTTGTGCCATAGTGTTCAATCTCCATGAAATGAACGATTAAGAAATGTCATGTAAGAGAATTCTTACTGACAAGACCAGTATATGCCAAATCGCCCTATATGTATAGTTTCACGGGGGAATGGGTGCGTATATAGCATCCCACATGGGTTTGCGCCACGCCCAAAAATAGCGCGCGAAATTTGAGACCAGTTACTTTCGTCGGGCGCGTGATGGGCGTGCGTGTGGTCGATCGCGTTAAATAGTGTCCCATTCACCCATGAAACTTTACTTAAGCCGTTGTATCGACTACAATAGACCTATCAGATAGAAGATCATCTACTGATATTTATCAACTTTTCAAAGGGTCAATATGACTATATTTACATCACTGAAGGATCTAGGTTATCAGCAAGCAAAAACGGGTGACGCATTGGAAGGGCAAGCACAATATGCATTGGACAACATTGTTGGGTTTCCCGAAGATGTCCCCGCTGAAGCAAGGGCTGAGTTATACGAAGGGTATCACTTGCGTTTCAATGATAACAACCCCCCGATCACTTATGCCGTCATTGACGGACATTATGTTTTAGCAACTGAAGAGCATAAGAAAAGTAAGAAGGTCGAAAAGATCGAAGTCGGTGTGGCTTATGCTTTCGCTTACTCAAGCCAAGAATTCGGGAAGTTAGTAAACACTAACCCTGCATTACATGGCTTAGTCAAGATGTGGCGATCTGATGTATCTGATTACTGCTCTAATCGACTTGGTGATCTGAAAAGCAAAGCCAAGAAGATACTGAAGAAGGGTCAGCCGTCATCTAGAGATACTTTAGACTTTGTGCAATCAATGACTAAGGTATTCACTGCTCAAGAAAAGTCGGTCAAGGTGAAACAAGCCAAGGGGGACACGACTGCTGACCCCGCAAAGTTTAAAACTGCAGTCAATGCGTTTTGGACTACCTACAAATAAATTGTAGTCAAGCCCGACTGGATATCCAGTCGGGCTTTTTTTGTGTCTCAAAATTGAGACCAGTTACTTTCGTCGAGCGTGTTGAGTGAGCGTGGCGTCAGTTCTGAGAACCTTAAATAACGTCCCACGCATACGTGGGATTGCTTTTTCCACTCTGTTCCAAAAAATCACTGGAACAAGCCAACTTAGTGGCAACAAGATTCGCCTTATGAATCAACGACTTACAGCATTTGTTCCAATGTTCCAGTGATTTTGGGTAGGGTAGGGGAAACTTGGCAACTTCTGTGAGCAAGACCTTTGCCCAGCCAGCGCAAAAAATATTTCCGAAAATAGACCCAACCAACCACTCACCCCCAAATTTACTGGAACATTGGAACATCTTTAATTAATTAAATATTTATATTTATATATTTATATAGAAAACAAAGCAAAACTAATACTTCTCCTTACGGAATTTCAAAATCCCAAGTTCTAAAAGTAAAGTTAAGAAATCGGAACATTTGGAAC